ATTTCATTTCTTGTATTTGCTTGTAGTTTGTTTAAAATGATTGTCAACTTCTGCATTGCATACACTGTACCATTCTCTTCATTCACAGTCAACGTATCTTCAAATTTGCTTGTTTGCTTGATTAAAGAATACTTGTAAAACTTCTTTCCTGCTGCTTTGGTGATTGCAGTTACAACACCTGAAGCTTCAGTAAATGAAGTCAAGTTTCCAAGTTCCATAAAATAAACTTCTTTCAAACCACCAATCGAATCCCGGCAGTCCAAGTTATATGATTGTGTTAAATTACACGGCATGATATTTTTATTTAATTATTTTAAAATAATGGTGACCACACTTAAGTGATCACCATTTAATTTCCTTATGGTACTAATTTGAAACTTACGATTTCAGCAGGAAACGCAACCTGTACACCTAATTTCCACTCAGAAACAAATCTTACTTCCATTGCTTCTTTTGCATAGAAAATTTCCCACTTGTCTTCTTCACCTAAGATGTCACAACCCATGTAAAGGTTTGAATCTCTGATTGCAAACAATCTGTTTGTTGTATCAAGACCATGAATTGCACTCAACTTGTATGCTGTACCTGGTATTGTGAACTCACCATTCTCATAATTCAATTGTGATGCACCATAGTTGAACAAGTTTGCATTCACATACGCATCAACAATTAAATCAAAAACTTCCCAACCGCAATACAATCTTACATCTGATTTTCCTTTTACTCTTGCAGGAATTGCGTTCTTAATGTTCTTAACAATTGTTAAGGCATTTGTAACTGTGATACCTGTTGCAACTGTAATTCCTGATGAATTACCATTTGCAGAAACTGCAGCAGTATCAATCAACTTAATCAAACCATCAAACTTGTTTAAGTTTACGTTTGCAGATGTTGTGTCACCTTGCCATAAAGCTGTTTCTAATTGCTCAGCAATTAACATTGCTTTCAAATCAGTGTATTGCTTTTCGAAAGGAATACCTTCGTTTATAGATCCCGGCATTAATGCCAATTGGGTATATTTCGACTCAAGTGTCTTAGGACATAACGACTCGTGAACTTTGAATTTTCCTACAGTCAAACTTCTTTGTGTGAAAGAACTTGAACCACTAGATAAGAATCCACAAGTTCCACCAGTTTGGAATACTGCATCAGTATCAAGTACATTGATAGTTTCTGATGACTTTACTGACGACATTACATTACCTGATCCTTGTATGATCTTTTGTGTTTTTGCGTCAAATAAAGATTTGGTTACCAACAATTTTTCGTTTTGTATGGTATAATTTGCTAAAGCTGATACGTCAAATGCCATTGTTTAAAATTTATAGGGTTAATTATTTATTTCGGGTTATTATTTATTTTTTAATTTGTTCATTGCTTCAACCATTGACTGAAACATTTCTTCTTTATTCTCAGTTTTTTGTGTTGTAAATTGATTTGTTGCCATTGCTGCAGGTTGATCTACTGGCATTGTTGCAATTTTCTCCATCATCTGTGTAAGCATTTTGATTGCTTCTTGTTGCTTAGTCATTGCTGCTTGATGCTCAGCAAATTTGCTTTCGTAACCTGCACACTTTGTTTTCATATCAGCCATGTGCTGTGTCATTTCTTCCATCTTCGTTTTCATATCTGCAGCTGTGGCCATATCAGTGTTTACTTCTTGATCTTGCGCTTCTTCAGCAGGTGAACTGATTTCTTCAATCACACCATCTTTCGTTTGGATGATTGTTCCATCTTGTAATGTATGATCACCATCAGGTGCCGGTGTTCCATTGATTGTAACTGAACCACCAATTGCTAATTTATCACAACTGATTTTTGTTCCATCTTGTAAAATGTAATCAGTCAAACCACTAACATCAGGATTTGCAGGTGCAGCCATATCAGGCATTGCAGGTGCAGCCATATCGAATAAAGCTTTTATCTTGTTGATTGTTTCTTGATAATTCATGTATGTTCTTTTTAATTATAAATATCAAATCAATTCGCATGTGTCATTTAAGATTCAATTTCTTCTAGCAACTGCTTAATTTCATTATACAATTGCTCGGCTGATAATTCTTTTTTCTTGTACTCAAACACCCCTTCAACACTGAATCCTTTAATTTCCCCGGACTTAATCTTTGCCCACACTTCCGGATTGTTCACCTTAACTCCAAGAAACCATGAACCATCCTTTGCATCTTCATAACCTTTCGGTGCTGGTCTGCCTTCTGTAGAATCCACGATGTAAGATTGAAACGCATAAACACCTGTACACTTCTGATTAGGATCATGCATCAAGTTGAAATTCTTATTGAAATCTTTTTCGAAAAACTTCTGTGCAATCTTGTAGATTGTTGCTTTGTCGAACACAACATTGTATTCACCTAACTGTTCATCATTGCGGTAAATTGGAACATCTGCAAGCATTGCAGGTCCAAAGATTTCCTGCTTATCTTCATTGACAGCAAATGATAATTGTATAGAAAACTTTTTACCTGTTGAACCAAGTGCTTTGACAACATCGGCATTGTTATCATAATGCTTTGTAATATGCAAATCTTTAATCTTTTGGACCTTTGCTTTATTGCTACCTGTCGCAAATATTCTGCTTTCAGGAATGCCTAAATCTTTTGCTGTTTGTATCATTCCCGTCAGTTCATTCCTTGCACTGATGATATAAAGTGTAACTCCTTTGTCAATTAGTTTCTTTGCCAGTTCTTTGCCACGTGCAGTTGATAATGTATCATCATAGTCAATTGATACCTTTTCTGCAGCCATCTTTGCCTTATCAATCTGTTGAAGTTTTCTTGTTGCCCATTCAATACCAGCATCACCACCCCATGCCAACCACATCAAACGACCACAACCATCACCCAATTCTTTGTTTGAATTTTGTCTTTGTCTCTCAAATGCCGACATTCTCGCAATGGTATCTCTTGAAATGTTTTCACCATTTGCCAATTGGTTTGCCCTTGCTTTGCCAACTGGTGTTCCACAACTGCCCCATCCGTTTTCATCTGCCCATCTTAATGCAATCTTTGCATTCTCACTTGCTTGTTTTGGATAGTCATTGTATGTTTCTGCAAAATATTCTTCATTTGTATCACTTGCAAACTGCAAGAAATTGCGTTCAATTGCAGGTGCATCTACCATTGCAACTGCATCAACTTGTAATTCAGATGAAAGTTCTTCATCAATTATAAGTAAGTAAGTAGGGATTTTCTTTTCCATATTTAATAAATATGTAGAATCCCGTTTTGTGTCATTTATGCTAACCTCGCAGCACGGTTGATACGTTCCATCCTTTGTTGTCCTGATGTGATGTCTGATTCAACAACATAGGCACGTGATGCAGTTGCATTCATTGATGCCAGTGTTTGACCTGTTAATGATGTTGTGGTTGTTTGTTCACGTGGCATTAATGGTGCTGAACCAAGATTCGGTGTTACTGGTGTAGAACCACCACCACCACCGCCACCACTATTCGGAACTTTAACTGCAAGAATGTTTTTAACTGCTGCAAATCCTGTTGTTGCTGCTGAAATTACTGCAGGAATTGCCATCGGATAACCAAGCTTCACACCTTTTGCAATACCTTCATAAGTGCTTATTAATGCAGATGCAACTGATATTGCTTTGCCTGCTGCAGTTTGTTTTCCAATAACATTGGCAACACCATCCAATGCACCCAGATAAGAATCTAATAATTGTTGCTTAGCTTCATTTTCCTGTTTTTTAATCTCTGTATCTGCTTTGTCTATGTCTTGACCATTTTTTAAATACGTTGCTTTGTCAATCAATCCTTTATCATAATATTCTTGATTCAATGCCCTTTCTGCATCTAACAATGCACGTCTTTCGTTTGCTTTTAAATTCTGATCTGCTGAAGCTGCTTTTGCTTCATCTAGTTTTTTCTTTGCATCTGCTTTCTCATCATCCGCTTTTTTCTTTGCATCAATTGCTTCCTGTTTCTTTTTTTCTTCTTCTTCTTTCTTTTTTGCTGCTGTTTCTTTATCATTTATTTCTTTAATCTTTGCAGCTTCATCTTTATGATATTGCTCAACTAGTGCAATCTTTTGCTTATTGGTTATTTTTTTATTCTTCAAATCTTCTTCTGCAATCCTTATGTCATCCTTCAATTTAAACTCTGCAATCTTTCTTTCTTTCTCGTATTGATCCGTAATGCCTGCAAGAATTTCTGCTTGCTTTAATTTCTCCATTCTTATTGCATAAGCAGCATCATTTTCATTTTTCTGTTTAATTTTATCATCCCTTTCTTTTTTCCTTGCTGCTGCTTTATCTGCTTCTTCTTTGTCAAGTGATGCAATTTGTGATGCAGTTTTCTTTCCAATTTTTGCAGATTGTGCAGCTGCATCTTCTGCTGCAATAATATATTTTGATAACTCTTGTACTTTATCTTCATTCACATTCTTCATTGATAGCAATTCTGCCTTTGCTGCTTTCAATGATTCAATGGTTCCTTCTTTAATCTTGCCTATAACCTTATCTCTTGCACCCATTTCCTGTGCAAATTGTTCAAGTTGTACTGCAAGTTTTTGTCTATTCCATTCTGTAACCTGATCAAGTTGCAACTTTTCTTCTTTAGCTGCTTCTCTTAATGCTGCAATCCTTTCTTTAATTGGTCTGTTTGCATCACCTGCAATTTCCCTTGCCTCTTGTAATTTTCTGTTTGATGCTGCAAGTGATTCCGCCTGTGCTTTTTGTGATTCATCAAGTTCACGATTAGCTTTTGTTAATCTGCCAAGATTCTGTGATGCTTCCTTTGAACTGATCCCAAGTTTATCACCAAGGAATTCTGCAGCTTTAGTTATATAACCAATAAGAGATACAAACCCATCAATCAATGGTGTAAGGATTGCATTCATAAATGATTCAAAGATTCCTGATAATTCACCCCATGCATCAGACATTTTATCTGATGCAGCATCCATATCCTTGAACTTACTTACCAGTGCAACAATTAATGCAGTAAGCAAAGCAAGTATTGCAATAATAGGATTTGCCTTAAGGATATTTAATGCAGCATTAAACTTACCTGCACCTTCTGCAGCACTTCCGGCAGCAGGTGAAATTGCACCAATCTGTTCCTTTAAATTCTTAAAGCTTCCGCTTCCTTCTTTTGCACTGGATGAAGTTTCATTAAGTGATGTTCCAAGTTCTTTGTTTGCTTTCTTTAAATCATTCTGCGCCTGTTGTAAATTTAGAAATGCTTGCTTCTGTTCATCCGTTCCTTCTTTTGTATTCTTAAATTCTTCATTCAGTTTTTTAACCGTTTGTTGCAGTTCTAATACACGAGCCGAAGCATTACCAGCATCAACCGTGACCTTTGCGCCTATTTCTACTTGTGCCATATCTTAATAGTTTTTGTTTATTACTTTTAATAATTCAACCTTACATGTATCACGTCTTGTTGCGTTATAATCAATTATTTTATTCAACCTATACAATACCCCTTGAATGTATATTAACTTGCTGAAATCAAGCTGATTGATGTCCTGTTCGTTTAATCTGAAATTGGCAACAAGTAATCTTGAATCCTGATCAATGATTTCATACATGTATTGAATCCAATATAATGTAAATAGATTCACTGTTATATTATTAATGTTTGTTGGTTGATAGTATAGCAATGAAGGGATTGCATAATTGATGTCAATTGTTGGTGTGTATGGATCATTAAAATGACCTGCATAAGGATATTCAGTTTTTGTTGCAAGTGTTGAACCACCATTTGTAATGTCATAAGATGAAACACCTGTTATCAATTTTGATTGCATTATTCTAATGTTATGATCAATTGTTTCTTCATCAACTCCTTTAACATCACCTTTACGTTTAAATATTGTTGGATAAATCTTACCCCCTACATCCCAACCAATCAAAGGTGTTGATGAAAATATCAAATCAACACTTGTTTCTTCTTTGGCAAATTCAAATCCAGTATCAAATTTGTTTGTTCCATAACTAATATTGAATCTTTTCTTGTACTGGTCATTGTAATAATCGGAATCATCTTTGTATTTAAACAGATAATATCTTGCATTTAATTCAGACATCGGCTTCAATACTAATGGTTTGCTTATGTCCATCTTATAAGTCCAATCAAATGCATTGTTTACATCTGTGTCAAAGAAATCAACATAAGGTTTAATCTTAATCATTTTCTGCAGTGTTGTATCTTCATACAAATAAAGATTAAACATCTTCATAATTGATGACAAGAAATCTTTCTGCATTATATTCTTTGGAATGGTATCATTTATTGTAATAGTATCACCATAGGTTATTGGTTGAATTAATGGTGTTAATGAATCAACAATAATTGATAACTGATTGTATTGTGATTTGTATAAGATGCTTCCAGTTGATGGGACAGGCGGTAAATGACTTATTTCTAATCCAAACCAAAATTGTTGTGATGTTGACAAATCAAATTCAGCAGTAAAATCAAATGGATAAAGAAGTGTTCCAGTTACATAATTATATTGTAATGATTGTGCAACCAATGTATCAACACCGCTTACACGTATATAAACATTTATTCTTATTTTATCAATTGTGCTTGTTAAATTTCTGATGTTATAAGTTTCTACAAAATGCAATTTAAATCTTGAATTCGTTCCATTATATGTGAAAATAATATTGTCTGATGTTGTAACTGTTGTTGATTTATATTGCATCTTTATACCATTGACAGATGTTCCATAAGGAACACTATAAGATATTAATGCCGTTTTGCCACCTTTGAATATATTTTGCTTATTACCTGTAAGAACTTTCTGATTGTGTGGAATAATCAAAGTTTTAAAGAATGCTAATTCAAACAATGGTGCAACATACTTATAACCTATGTTTTCAAATATCTTTTTAATGTATTCATACACAAATAATGCAGGTCTGAATGTTTGATAATCCCAGTTTATCTTATCTGCTGAATATGTTCCGTAATCAATTAAAGGAAAAAACGGTCCAAACCCTTGCTTACCAATTACACTTATTGATGCAGAACCATTTGTATTAGTTGCAAATGCTGTTGTAAAAACAATTGTTGTATCACTTCCATTTGTTGAAAATGATGCAATTGTCTTTGTACCATTATTTGATGGAAAATCAGTTGATGCAATGTAAAGTACATCACCAATTGCCAAGTATGGTGTAATGTCTTGACCAAATAAATTTAATGTAAAATTTATAAAATCAACAGCACCTGGTCCTGAATCAAATGTATAAGATTGGTTTGCAGGATTCCATGAATTTGTAATTGTATTAATGTCATAAACAATGTCATACAAACTGAAATCAAGTTCTTCAAGCTTCTTAGTTCCTAATGCAAGAATCATTCCGCCAAGTTCACCAAATAGTGAACATTCATACTGTATATTATCTTTATCAATTACAATCTGCAGTATTCTGATGATACCTTTAAACACCTGCATATTTCCTTGAAACAATATGCAAGATGCAGAACGTGAAATGTCAAAGTTGTAATTGATATTTGGTTGATTAGAATCACTATAATTTGATTGATTAGGATCAAACACATTTCCAAATATCTTGTTATTGTTTGCGGTCCCTGGTATTACAATGGTCTTGCTAAATGATGTATTACGTGCGCTAAAATCCTTGATGTCATCAATTGCATAAGTCATCATTGCATCAATGTCTGATGTAATATCTACTTGGTAATTCTCAACAAATAATTCTGTTATCATGTTATCTGTATTGTGTGTTCATTTGCTGATTCAATTCAACGTTTATTGCTAGATTGTAAATTTTATCATTTACTCTTTTCTTAAAATCATAATTAGTTTCTTTGACTACAACAGGTATAAATGCAGAATCAATCACTACAAATACAGATGGACTAAGTATCAATTCAGCTAACCATTCATAAGTAACTTCATCCAAGATGTTTGTGTTAAATGACATTGATTCTTTAAACTTGCTATCATAAACAATTGTACTTTCATTCATAATGCCTTGACTGAAATATGTCATTGCCCCTGTAGATGAATTTATTGAATATGGTATGCGTTCAAATGTTTTCTTTTCAGATGCATATGACCGTTTAGATTTCTTTGAGAACTGGTATGAATCATATCCACCATACTGATTCATCCAAACAAGTGTAAACACTTCATATTTATTTTCACAAAACGGATAAAAATTTGGACTTGTTGAAGTTATATTTGAACCTGCAGAAATTTGAATATTTGCAAACACATTATAATACAATACATTATCATCAATAAATGTTGTTCCCAGTGCAGCGTTTAATGATGCAGCTGATAAATCCAATTGAATCATTGTATAATCAATTGCTGATCCTGTTGATGTAATTGTTGATGATGTTGCATTAGTTCCATCTTTATTAAATTTATTAACCCTAAAAACAAGATTCTGTGGTGATGATGGATAAACAAGACCACTAAAGAAAGGAATCAGCACAGGTGAATTTCCAGTTGTTACAACATACACATCAGTTTTTGCAGGTCTGTTTGTTGCAAAATTATCTTTCTTATAAGACAATATAGGATTTGATAAGATGTTTGTTGTCCTTCTTTTGTTGTATGTGTTTGAAAAATAGTTTGTACGTGATTGCTGATTCAAGTATTGTGCAACATTTGTTCCGTATTCATAACCGAATTGACATTCAACATATGTTGTATGACTAGGAAATTTATCAACTCTTATACCTGCAGTGTATGGAAGATAAGTTAAATTTGATTGTACATAGTTACGCATCACGTTACCAATGTTAAACACACCATAATGCGATATAGGATTAGGAAATGCTTTTAATTGTGCAACCCTTATACCACCAACATAAATGTCACAGATGTACTTAAAATTAGTTTGAGAATACAAGCTTGATTCAAGACATGTGTAAACAAGATCATCATTTGCAGATGATAATAATTGTGGTTGATTTGTTATTGTTAATGCCATTATAAACTATTTATTACTGATATTGTTAATGCTGTTTCGAATTCCTTTTCAGCAAATGCTGATGCTGTTGCTTCTGCATCTGTCCAAAAGTTTGTTTTCTTTAATCCCTTGCTTCTTACCATTCCGGCAATCATTATTGCAGTTGATGTTGCTGTATCTGTTATTTTCTGCCGTCTTGATTCTCTTATACTAATTGCATGCTTTGGATTTTTACTTGTTGCCTTTGCTTTCAATCCTTCTTTAATCAACCACTTTCTGATTGCCGTAACCATTTCTGATGATTTCTTACCACTCTTGCCTGCAGGTGCTTTAAATGCATAAGGTGAATCCCCTGGTTCTCCTGATCTCCAACCTTTGACACCCTTGTCAATAAATTTGTAATAATCAAGAACACTGATATTAATCGTCATCTTCTTACCCATCACAATAATTTCAGATGGTTTTATTGATTCTAGCAACCCACCACTGGCAACCCGGTCCGCTGCATTCAAGTTGTCAACTGCAGAATTTATAAATTCAACTGCAATATTGTAAAGTGCTGTTTCTAATGCCTTACCATTAAATGTTGTGTAATCAGATGCTAGATCACTGTTCAAGTCAATGATCTTGTTGTTTATTACCTGTTGTTGCCTTCTACTGAATGACTGCATTAATGTTTCTTTTATTTATTTCTGCCTCGTATTCCTGATGTGCTTTCAAGAATGCTAAGTCATTGAATGCTTGAATAATCGGCAGGTCATATGCTTCATCTAATTTAATTCGTTCAAATTCTGCAATTTTCTGTGCTGAATAAATCCATCCGTATTGCTCATTAAATCCGTTTGTTATTGGTTTCAAATCTTCTTCTTCCATATCTTCAATGCCAAACAAACCATTGTATTCACTGCTAAGCTTCTTTATAACCTCTAAGAACTTAGTGACATTATACAGCACTGGTAACAATGGCATCTTAAATATCTTATCAGCTCGTTCAACGTGTGATAACTTGTCACAGGTTGAAAATGATGCAGCAATTAAATGAAGGTTGTTCATGTAATTGTTTTTATAAAAATGCTGCACTTCAATGAACTGCCCAAGTGTTACTTTGCGAATGTCAAAGTTGAACTTAAATCTTTTGATACGTTCTGTTTCTTTGCCTTGCATTTTCAGTTGTGCAAATCTGTTCTGAAATTGCCTTTGTAATTGTGCAAATTTTCGCTTATCAATCTTATCAAATTCTTCTTCACTTTTGCCTGTTAAGAATGCCATTGTATACAACACCTTATCAACCTGATCCATCTGTGATTCGTTTATTTCGTTTATGTACTGATACATTTCAACGGTTATCTTATCCCAGGTTGGAATCCTCAATCTCTTAATAAATATCATAAATGCTGATTTGTTTCTTAAATTATCGCATAATGCCCCGACATCCCGGCTGATGTCCTGAACTTATGCCATGCAAGTGCTAATGCACAAACACAGTCATCATGCAATCCTACAGGTGCAGAATAACGAACACCAGTTCGTGTGTACTCAAATTCAAATTGTTCAAGTTCATCTTTGATTTGCCCTTCAGGGAATGTGATTTTTCTTTGTTGGATTGCAAGGGATAACCCTTCCATAATTTGTTGTTTGCTTGATGAAGTGAACTTGAATAGTTCAACATCTTTAACCCTTGCAATATCTTCTGCAATAGGATCTCCAACACCAGTTGAATCAATGGCTATCTGTGCATTTGGCAATGCAAGTATTTCTTGTGTAGTTTGTCGCCAATCTTTTTGAAATCTTCTGTAATCACATACACTGCCATTCTTATCCAATCCAATAATCACAGTGTAATCACTTGACTTTGCAAGGTCAATGCCATAACAGATGGCAGGACCTGATGTTATTGGATAGGTGCATTGTTGTATGTAAGAAATGCCAAACGGATTGCTGCCATCTTCTGCAGCTTCAGCCAAGTATAATTCTTTGAATACTGATTCCGGCAGATCACGTTTTGCCTGCTCGATTTCATCCATTGTAAGTAACCCTTCACGTGCTGCATCATATGCAGTTATTTTGAAGTGTTCAAAGTTCTGTTCACCTTGCTTTGCACGTTGTGCCATACGATAACCCCAATTCTTTTTGCCCTTTACGTTGCCTATAAACTTGCACCATCCATTTGTGGCGGTTAGTGTTGAACGAAGTGCAAACCATGATTCTTCCCTTGCACGTGTGAACTCATCAAATACACACGCATAAACGTCATCACCATACAGGTTGTCGGGTTTCTCAGCTGACTTAAATTGTATGATTGCACCTGTTGGCAGTGTAAGTTTTAACTTAGTTTCATTTGCTTTAAAGAATGCCTTGTCTGTCACCTGTGCTTTCATCCTATTAAACGCAATTTCTGCCTGAGAATACACTGGTGCAACCCACCACACAGATTGATTTTCTTTTAATGTCAATGCTTGTTCAAATAACCAAATGATATGTGATGCAGTTTTACCAACCTTTGTTGATGCTTCTGTAACTGTGAATCTTGCTTCTGAATTAAGTATTGCTTTCTGATATTCATATAAGAATGGCCGTGTATAGTTAATCTGTTTCATTTTCATTCTTTGATTTATCAATTAGATGTACCCACAATACTGAAACGATTACAACAACAATAAATTCAAACAAGTAAACACGCCACATAATTATATTTTTTTATAGATTTTTGACCATGTTGTTGGCAAACTAGGTTGTGCAATTATTTCATATCCTTTACTTTTAAATAATTCAATCCACTCATCTTGTGTCTTTATATTGATATGTCCCCACATAAGATCAAGTTTTGTTGTTTCATGTGTTGATGAATGATATATGTATTTGGGATCAATGGCATTGAACAAATCATCTATTTCTTTATCGGTCATGTGTTCAGATACTTCAATCCAAAACAGGCAATCTGTTGTGACAGGTTTGTCAATGATCTGCAGGTGTGGGTATTGTTTTTTGATGTAAGCTTGATGCGTGTCAAACAGTTCAAACACCTTAACATCAAACCCTTTGTTGTGTAATGAATTTGAATAGACACCGGTCCCTGCACCATAATCAAGAACAGATTTGATGTCACCATACATTGTCAATTCATTTGCTGTTGCATCACATAATGCAACAAACAAAGGATTGTCTGCAGAAATCCCCATTGATAGTTCTGCATCAAGAAACTCTTGATTGCTTATTTGTTTGTTTTCTTTACCTGATAAGTGTTCAGATAACAGTTGTTGTAATTCTGCCATTATAATGTTACGTTAATGAAATAAATATAACCTAGTGCATCTTTAACCCGGAAAGTATATTGCCTTAATTGATTCAACCCACTCCATTTAGTTTTATTTAATATCCAGTTAGTTGTAGAATTCTTGCTGTAGTAATATGGTGGTTTGCCACCAATAGCTTTGAATGTTATTGATGAAGTTGTGTTGCGTAATACAGACATGCTTATTGTATTGTACATTGTACATGATAAAGTTTTAATGCATTTGTTTGCATCCATAATATTTATGACATGTACACCAGGTTGTACATTAAAGAAACTATCTGTTATTTGATATGAACCATTATCAATTGAATATGCAAATGGTGGTGTTCCACCTGTGCTTCTTACTTTAATAAATCCCCCTTCAAACTCCTGTGCAAAGCATTTTGTTGACATCAACAAGATGATAATCAGTAATCTCATAATAGTATCAATTTAAGAATTAAAATAGGCATTGCACCGTATATTGTATAAAGCAGATCATTGATGTCTGGTGTGCCTTTCATACTAATATAATCATATACTTCTTTTGCGGTCCCAATGGCAACCACTGGAACCATTGCCCATATTGCAGGCATAAATAGTTGTGCAATTGTGTAGATGCATAACCCTGCAATGAAATGGTATTGTTTATCTATTGGCATAATCTAGTTGTTTATAATGTATAAAAGAATAAGTCCAATTAATCCAATTGTTCCTATAATAGTCATCATAATACATCCTTCTTTTCTTTGCTGTTCATTTGTTGGTATTCCGTACATAATTTTTATATTATAAATGGTCTAATTGTTATAACTCCAATTCCAAATCCTAATGCAAATGCAATTGCAATGTATAATCTTTCTTTAAATGACTTGCATTCAATGCTAAAGTGATTCATTGGTAATGATATCATTGGGTTTACAAATGCCATCATAAACATTCCAATCCAATTCTTTTCCATTAAATAATGAAAACCAGCAATACTATTTAATTCAAGTACTAATGCAGTAAAAAAAACAATTAGTAATTTATATTTTAGTTTCATTTGTTTAGTTTTAATTATTAGGGAAAAGTGTTTTATGTATTCTGTCAAATAACAGTTTTAAATCTTCACCGTTATCTATACTCCAACCTTCTGTTTTAAGAACATAAAAACATCTTTCTGCCCTATCAATACCCAAATGAGAAAGGCATTTAATTTCTAAAAATTCAGCACCATCATTTTCAGACATGCAGTTTGCTTCTTGACTGAAATGAAATGTTGCTTCTTCTAATAATGGTTTATCGGTCATTTGTTTTATATTTGTATTGTATGTCCACCCCCCTTCTCATAAGAACAGGGCGCATAGGGTGGGCTTTTTTTTTAAAGTGACCGCAAAGCAGTTCTTATGGTATGCAGTGCGGTACGTGTTACACATAAAGTGTTGCCCATAATAAGTTAGCAACTGCTCCTATAAAAAAGAACATCCAAGATTGATTAATCTTAGGCATTACACCTATATTACCAATATCACGTGGACCAACTGCATAATCCTTAAACCCAAAGATTAGCCCTGATCCAATGAACGCAGCTGCCATCCCGGCAAACCCTTGAAACCAATACTGATTGTCGGGAAAGAATACAGGGTTAATGAATCCAGCAAGTAAGGCCATGCCTAATAAGTTCTTAATTACTTTCATATTTTTTATTTTAAAATTAAGATTTTTTCTTTAATATTTCATCAATAAAATTTTCAACCTGTATTCGTTGTGCTTCACTTATTTAAGTTTAGTGTTACGTTGTATGCTGCAATCATGCTTTCTACTTTGTCAGGTGCGTATGTTCCACGTTTTTTGTATATTTCTTTTATTGCGTTAATCCTTTCATTTGGTGTTGGTTTACGTTTGAACTCAATAATTCCATCAGGTGTTGATGTAGTTTCTTCAATATCAAGTTTACCTTCTGCAATTTCATGAAGTATCTGTTCTAACTCTAAATCCGATTTTAAGCCATTTTCAACCCCTTTAATAATTTCGTGTGTGATTGCTTCATTTATTAAATTGCTTCTAAATTCTTGCCGTTTCTGTACCTCAAGCACTGCTTTCTTCTTTAATCTGTAGAACATTGCCTTCGTAAGTTGCAAATTGGAATAAATTGTTGCATCAAGATACGTTCTATCTATTTGCTGTTTTTCAAGTTCATCTGCTATCCTAAGTATTGTTTGTTCGTGCATTTTTTTGCTTTGGTGGTTTTGGTGGTGCAATTGGTGGTTTTGGTGGTGCTTCTGCTTCACGCTGCAATAACTGATCGTATTGACAATAAACATATTTAATCATCTGTGCAACATCTTCATTGCAATGCAGGCAACAAAGATAACTAGGACTGAATTCTTCACGAATGATGTTTAACATTGTTTGCCTTGTTTCATTTGTTAGGTTTGTAAGGAATCCTGCAACAGTCAATGTGTGATGATGTGACCTATTGAAATCTAAGAATTGTCTATTTTGAAGTTTCATATATTGCTTTTCTTTGTTCGTTAATCTTTTTAAAGTTGTAATGCTCGTTGCAGTATTCCATTAAGTTTCGTCCATACAGTTCACGTACATAATCAAAATCAGTCAATAGTTTGATGTGATGATACCATTCTGTTTGCTTATCCACGTACATCACGCAATCTTCAGGAAAGTCAAGATAAGGATCAACACGTGATGCAATGACCGGAATACCTGCATAAGCAGATTCTAATATTTTAAGGTTTGACTTATACGAATTGAATTTGTTTGCTATCAATGGAACAAGTGAAATATCAGCATTGTTGTACACCTGATAATATTCTGTCGGTTTCATTGCTGGGAATACCAATGGTTCAAGCTTTAATGCGCATGTAAATGCAGACAACATCATGTTTGATTCAGGCATGTCGGCAACATAACCACCGAATGTTGTCTTGATTTT